GATCATTTTTTCTTCCAAGAGATGCGTGCAGAGCCGCGTTTGCGTTTCGCAGCACTTGTGCACTGGGCTTTGGTTGGCCTACAGGCCGGATAAGGACGCTTCGATCCCCCTCTTGCAGACTTACGCCCGCAAGGCTTACCGGTTTTACAGTCAATCCAGCCCTTGCCCTTGTTCTGACCAAACCACTTACGAAGACCACCAGATGTCGCAGATTTCTTAGCCACGATTACGGCCTTTCTTGGTTAGAAGCCAGAAAATACCCAAGGACATCACCCCAGGATTAGGGACAACACGAGAAGAATAACCCCAATCATGCACATACAAGTCATCTTTTGACCAATCAGGCTCCCCATCAAGCCACCATGTCGTCAAAGGAGGCAAGTCAGAGAAAAGCACGCTTCCCTCATACTGGCCCTCAGACGCCCACTGGCGGCTTCTAGGCGTATAAGCCATACCTGTCCCCATGTCGCCGTTGTCTGGGCTTACAGGGGCTTCTACGAGCCCTGACGAGGTCACGGCATCAGCCGTCGAGAAGGCTGACTCCAATGCCTCTTGACCGAGGATCGTGCCCATGCACGTCAAAACAAGTTGCAGGCGGTGGGAGCGAGTCTCAAGCTCTTTGCAACGACTCTCACAGTCGCTCAAACACTTCTCAGACTCCTTTTCTCTCTTCTCGCACTTCGGGCAAGTCATTTCTTCCGCTTTTTCTTACCGCCAGTGCCCCAATTCTTTGCCCCCACCTTGCGGCAACGCACAAGAGCGCCCGACGCGTACGCCGAAGGCCAAACCTTGTACCGAGACTTCACCTTTTTGGTGCATGCGTCCGATTTTGCCTTCTTCTTAGCCACGTTTGGCCCCCTTACGGCGGTTGGTTCCCCTGCTGACAACACGGAGATTCTTTCTTCCGTTGCCACCACCCTTGCTCAAGGGCTTCTTGTGGTCAACTTCACGAGGATCACCCACCTTGAGTCCCAGCTTCCGACGAGCCTGCTTCCGCTTGTCGTTCTGCTTCCGCTGTTTCGGCTTTCCGTGGTACGTGTCGTACTCTTTCCGATAATTACGCTTCTTCGTCATACTCGATCCTCTCGACATGATCGAAAATCGTCTTGATCGAAGTCACATACAGCGGGGTGCTGTCGCCAACAAACGCACCCGAAATGTTGAACTCGAAGAATTCAATCGCTTCATCACGACTCATCCCGTCCTTGAACATCAACTTCTGGATGATCCGGTCGCGGTCGTACACCAACACAGCCTTGTTGTGCTGACCAACCGCAATACCCATGATGCAATCGTCGAAACCCTCGCACGAGACAACCTCCTCGTTGAGGGTCGCACACAAATCCATCACGTATTCAAGCTTCTCTTTCGGGCTCATTCTGAATCTCCAAATGTTTCATCTGGAACATACTCATCAATTCAGGATTTCGCTCGACCAAACTCAACAATTCCGTACGAACCTGCTCAGCCGTACGCTCAGCACTCCCTTTGTGCTCAATCGTCACCTGTGGCTTGCCCTCCAACCGGTCAACAATCCGGTCGAAGTCACGACCAGGCTCCGAATCAGAGCCAGCCATGAACACATTGCCATGCTTGTCCTTCACGTAACGGGCTGGATCACGACACGCTGACAAGATCCGACGCGCTGCAATGATCGAAGCAGGTGCACTGTCAGGGTCTGACGCAATAGCTTCAATCTCACGCAAAGTGAACCGAGGAATGCCGTCTGTCTGAACATGCAGCAAACGGTTGAGCTCCACCGTCACATGCTTCCTACCACGGGGGTGGGTGATCGCAGCAATGGGAGCTTGTCCCTTCTTGGCGGGCAGCAAGTTGTCTGGGTTTCCACGAGGCATAACCTAGTATAAGGGTCGGTAACTCAAATTTGGCTGGAACACGGACGAGTGCCCCCGCCGCCGCCGCAGCAGCTGCGTTGGGGACCCCCCCTCCACGTTGCTGACAACGCGTTGCCACCGCCACGCCTGCCGTGCAAATTGTGCAATATACCCCCCCCTCCCCCGTGCCCCGTGAAGCTCGCCACTATGGACAGCCGCCGACCGTCAGACATCGACGCGAACGGCACAACGCCAGACAGGCGACCCCGCCCAGCTCGCGTACACAAAAACTCGCGCAAGCTTGCACCAAAAAAATCGACACAGCAAAAAATCCGACGCCGCGAAAATGGACAGAGCTACAGCCAAAGCACCAACCCCAGGCGCACGCGATGCATGCCCTACGCGTAGCCGCCCGCACTATGGACAAGCCAACGCCGGACGTGCTCGCATACAGTGGATGCCAATACAGAAGAAGAGACACCAAGACCCGAACCGCGAGCCGCGCCACCCGTTGAAGCTCGCCACCAATCCGAGCCGATAGGACACCATGCCCGAACTATGGACACGTACGAAAGACGCCGCCGCGCTTGCAGCCCTTGCCCTCGTGGCACATGTCGCATTCTGCCCCCAACCCAGCGAGCCGGACGCGCCGCCATCGTTCAAGCTCACCCGCGAAACGACAGCGAGCCCCCCCGAAGAGGAGCCCGCCGCCCATCCAAAACCCGCCGCAGCAGACTAGCTCACGTTATCAACCACCGACGACCATTCGGCCCGCAGCTCAGACGACGCCCCGGCATCATGGAGAACATCATCCACCAGCGCACAAACGTCCACTATGGACCAAGTGCCCCGCCGCCCGTCGTCATCGTCAAAAGGCTCCCAATAATCGTCGAGGCAGATATCCGGCAAACATTCGAGCCCTAGCCCGATGAACTCGCAAAGCGCCGCATTGACCGCCAACCGGAACCCGGACAACGGCCCGAAGTTGTACGCCCCGTACCGGTACAGCGGACGCCATACGCCGTCGAGCTTGCCCCCGTCAGGCGCGAAGCTACGCACCCGCCCAATACGCCGCAGCAGATCGGACGACCACGACACCGCCGGAATGCCGCGGATAGCTTCCGGCCTATGGACCTTGGTAACCTTGTGGAGATACTCGGACCAGCCCAACGCCCGCGCCACCGTTTGCACATCGTCCGAGGGTATCCAGACCTGCCCAAGCTCATCGTCAGCGCTCCACGTATGCGGAGAGACAGACCCGCGGACGTGTTCAAGCTCCGGCAGATCCAACGCAGGAAAGAACCGCCGACCACCAACGACCGCCGCCACCTCAACCGGGAGCACTAGATACATATCAAGACGCCGAAAGCACCGATCCACGTCAGGCGGACCCTCAGGGAACTCCAAGCGTGAATGATTCAATGCATCCCACATACCGAGCCCGGAATCCCACAAGCTACGCCGACGCTCGGAGCCGTCAGGCTTGCCCAGCGGAGCACCGTCGAAAGGGAACGAAGCCACGTAGGCACGCCACGCAGGGAGATCGGAATACAAAGGGACCGAGCTCATGCCGACACCTCAATACCAACGCCCCACCGGCCCGCGGACCTATGGACATCTTGGGACGCGTTGCCGTTGAGCTCCCAGCGGGAACCGCTCCACGCCGTGAGAACAGCCGGAAGACAATCCCAGAACCGCCGGAACGCTTCCGCGCCATCGTCGGTAATAATCGTTTCAGGAATCAGACCGCGGAGGAGCTCATGCGACGGAGAATCCCGCAAACCTTGCAGCTCATCGGGACGAGCACCCGCGGACAAGTCGAGAAGCTCACACACCGCCACGAGGAACCGAGGCGCGTCTATGTCTTCCTCCAACCAGGCGCAGCCATTCGGGACATCAACACAGGAATACGCCGTATACGTCATACGACCGCACAACGTACGCCCAGCGAGATACATATCCGCAGAGATAGCCCACGCCATCGGGACCAAGAGCCACCCGTGCCCCGGATCGGAACACCAGCGGACGTTACGAGCTACGACATCAGGACCACCGTGCACGGCAGCATTCAAAGAGGGAAAATCAGACATTACACATACTCCAATCGGCGGACCATTCCGCACTATGGACGGACTGTACCACGGAACACAAAAAAAAGAAACCCCTAATCCGTGCTTGCAACGGCACGCCCGGCATGCTAGAATGACAGGCGCGGAATGGTCCGCATACTGGAGATGTGAAATGCCAAGTGCAAACGAAATCGAAAACCGCCCCGAAAACGTGGCCCGCCTTGCTCGGATGAATGCAGCCCTTGCAGAGCTCGACGCCAAAACCACCGAGCTCGGAGGATGGACCACCAAACAAAAGCCATGCGGAACTAACCCGCTCACCGTCCGAGAGTACGCCGGACAGCTTGACGCCGAATCTATGGACAAGCTGAAGAAAGTAGGCGAGGCGCTCGGATTCTATGTCTCATGCACGGTGCTCGACCTCCCACGATGGGCGCGGTTCGATCACCCCACCAACCAAACCATCGCGTTCAATTTCAACAAATAAAACCCCAAGCTGGAGAGTAACTATGACTGAACAACAAACACGCAAAGCCACCCACCACCAAGATGGACCCTACAAGGGTTGCCTCCGAAGGGATGCCAGCTACACCGTCACGGTATCGGAATCGCAAACACGCGAAGCCATCCGGGACGTAGCTAGCGCACTGAACCAGATGAAGCAGACAACCGCCGAGGTGCTCGGACTGGCAAACACGCCCGAAACCGCAAACGCCAAGAAGGAACGCGAAGCAGCCGCAGCCGCCAAGCTGGGCGCCAAGCTCGCAACGATCCGCCACGGTGGCGCGTATTACAAAGAAGAGAACCAGACCGAGCACGAAGCATGCGCGGATTGGTTCGTCAAGCTTGCAACGGTGAAGCCTGAAGGAATCACCACCTTAGATAGCGGCTTCAATTCGCAAATAGAGGAACAAGAAGCCACCGCCGCAGCCGCAGCCGCAGCTATGGACATTCTACGACGCACACAGCACGAGCTCGCAGCGATCAAAGCAGAAGCGACCGCCCGCGCCGAAGTATTGCAGACCGTTCAAGCTATCGAAGAGGTGACCAAATGAACCCCGCCGATACTTGGAAGAAAGCCGAAGAACTCGCCCACGCATCAGAGGAGCTCGCAGCAGCTCATGAGCTGAACACGCACCAAGACGCGTACGAACCCGCATACGTGTCGATATACAGCACGACCCAACACTATGGAGGGCCAGAGGAAGGCGGATGGTATTACCATTGGTACACGTTCATTGAAGCACGCCAATACCCGTCGAAGCTTCAAGCTCGCGCCGTAGCCGCCGAGCTCCGCAAGCTGAACCGCGAGGAGAACCGCCGACGCCGGGACGCCGTGAATCGCCAGCTCGCCAAAGGCGCCAACATGGACAGCTTCACAATGGACGACCCAGAACCGCTATGGACTCACGAGGAGGTAGATAGCTCGTTGTCGGTACTCGTTGAAGCTACAGCGGGAGAGAACAAAACCACCCACCGACCGCACTACGAGTAACGAACCAAACCCAACCCGCCGAGAGTCGGAACACTCTCCAAGAATGCCCCGCCGGTATCCACCCCCGGCGGGGCTATTCGTTTCGGGCTCGCGTAGTTATCCACAACGAAACACCGCGCCCAGGCGCACGCGTACGGTAGTCCGAAAAGGAGGGTACGCAATGCGCTTACCAGTAATTACACAACGCCCCGCGCTAGGGGTCTTCGGGAAAGGCGCGCCGGGCTCCGTCGCGCTGAACTTCGGCCCCAGCGGGGGAACCAACTGCCCGAACGAATGCCCATATCACCCAGAGAGCACCAACCCCAGCCGCGGCGCGGTTCGATGCTATGCCGCGAAAGCTGAAGCTAGGCCAGACCGGCAAACACTAGCCGCCAAGCTGCAACGCCACGAGGAACGCGGAGCCGCTTCCGTCATCCGGCAAGCTATCGCAGAGCTGGAAGCCAACGCCGCCGCGGGATACGTCCCGATATGGCTTAGGGTATCCGCATTCGGAAGTGTTCCCCAATACCCACGAGGCGACGTAGCGAAAGCGTTCCGCGAACTATTCGCCACCGTTACGCGTCTTGGCATCCCGCTCCACTTCCCCGTGTACGGCACAGAAATAGCCCGCCGATATCGGCGCCTGGCGAAAGGGTACACGTACCAAACCGGCAAGCTCGCAGGCTTACCCGTCACCATCCGACAATCGATTGACCCCGAAAACATCGGAAGAGCTCGCGGCGCCACAGCCACCACCGCGGGAACTATGGACCAACGACCCGCGGAACGATTGACGACGGCAACGGCTGAAGCTCGCAAAAAACGAGGCGCGGCAGTTTGCCCCGCGATAGCTTCGGCAACGACCCACGGACGCGGAAAGGGTAGCCCGAAAGCTAAATGTGGACGGTGCACCTTATGCGCGGAGCCCGGACGCGTCATCGTATACCCAGCGCACGCGTGAAACGATGCACCACGCCACACCCGAACAGAACCCGAACAGGAGCCCACTACCCCCCAAAAAGGGGGGGGTGGGTCGGGGCATGTCGGCGGGTCCACTCAAACAGTCGGGCAGCAACAGTCGGGCAGCAACAGTCGGGCAGAGCCAATCGGGCAGAGCCAATCGGGCAGAGGAGCAAACATGGAAAAAATTTTGAGCAAAGACGAGCGGGCAGAAAAAGAGCTGTCACAATTATCACCACACGAAATGTGTCCCACATGTCACGAGGAAAATGTGTATTTTCTTGGGCAGATTGGAACACAGAGGCGTTTTGAATGCCTCGAATGCGGGCAGTATTTCAGGCATGATGAGCTGCCGACAGGAGAAACCATATGCATCACTTATTCCTTACCAAAAGAGCGGAGGTAATTACCCGTGCCCTACAAGCCTTCAGTTACGACCCACCAAGAGCACCGAAAGAGAATGCTCTGGGCGATGCACAAACTGGATCTGACGATTCAGGAAGTTGCGACCAAAGCCAAAGTCGGTCGGGCAGCATTGTCCCGATTCCTCAATGGCGCGAAGAACGATCCTCGACTGTCTTTCATTGAAAGGGTTTGGAATGCCATCGACTACTTCAGACAACACCCAAAGCAAAGATATCAGGCTCGCCGTTTACAGCAGCGATCTGAGCGCAAAGTGCCCGAAGCAACGACTGCTGAGTAGGCAAGGACTCACCACACCTGAGATTCCAACGGCTATGTACCGTGGTCTACTTTCCGGTCGTGCGTTCGAGCTCATATTGCAAGCCGGATACGACACTTCACCTGAAGATGTACCGGCTATCGTCGAGCAAGCAGTGGCGGACACTGCACAAACGATTGATGACGAAGGTCGTCTTTTGTCGCCAGCTGTGAAAGTCAAAGACATCTCACTGGAAGTGACCGAGACTTCGGGCTACTTCTGCGAGAGAATCCTGACGAGGCTGCAAGGCGAAGAGTGGGAGCTGGTCGGGACAGAGGTTCCCATCCGGTGGGAGCTCAATGATTACGTTGACTTCTGCTCCCATCTCGACGCACTGTTCCGATGCCAGGATGAACAAGGTGAACACTGGTTGATCCTTGATTTCAAATGGACGGCAGGCATGACGGGTTCATACGCAATGAGACACATGCAGATGACCGCATACGCACATGCCTTGCGGAATGGCACAATCACTATGGACGGACTGCCCTGCAAAACAAACGCAGAGCTGGTCGAGACTTCGCTTGTGTGGACGCCAGCTTTGTTGCCTTACAAACGGAAGACAAGTATGCAGTGCCCTGAGACTGGTGAGACACAGGTATACAAGAAGGGCGACCAAAGACCCATGCGTGCACTCTGGAGAAACACAGGTTTCTGGACTCCAGCAAAGTTTGAAGAAACTGAGAAAGAGGTACGCAGACAGATCATGCATCGTGTACGATGGATCGAGAGCAACGACGCACCCATGATTCCTGACCCTGAGGGATGCGTAGTTTGCTCAAGCAAAGACTGGTGTTCGTGGTCAGGAAAGGAGAACCCGCATGTATAAGACGTGCACTACAACCGCCCAAGCAGTCGTGGACACGGCGTATGGCAAAGAGGACAACTTCTTTGTCAATGGAGTAATTACTTACGAAGTGAGTATTACTAGAGATTTTGGCTACTACGGAAGCCGTTCGGATGATGGACCCCCCGACCCCGATGACGTAGTCATTGAAAGCGTGGTTTCGTACAACCTGTGGATTTCAAACCACAAGACCGAATCCGAAGGCACAGAGTTTGACAGCAACGATGATGTCCAGATTTTGGACGAGGCGTTCTTGTTGGGCTTGGTTGATGTAGAAGAATTGGAGGTCGAATTTGACGACGACTAAAAAAAGCGACATGCAGACACGATTGTTTGCGATTCAGGGTGCACTGTTGAAAGCACAACAGGACATCCAACACGTGGAAAAGACATCGAAAAATCCGATGGGCTTTGTTTACACCTCGATTGACGGCATGGTCCGTGCGGCACGTGATGTGCTCCACAAGAACGGGTTGGTCCTGTCCTGCAAGGGATGGTCAATCTATGTGGCGGACGACAGCAAGCGAGTGATGTCTGCCACGTACGAGCTCTGCCATCCTGAGTCTGGTGGAGTCGAGATGTATTCCACCGTGATCCCGTACCCAGAGGGCGGGCGTGGTGAGGACAAGCAGTACCTTGGACGGCAGTCATCTGCCCTCAAATATCTGCTCCGTGACTTGCTCATGCTCCCCATGCTGGACAGCAACGAAATCTGTGCGGAGGTCGATAAACCCCAGCCAGCACAGAAGAAGCCTGTCCGGAAGGTCAAGAAGGCCACCCCTATCCGCGAGAAATTTATCCAGCGGATCGAAGAGCTTCACCCAGACATCAATCAAATTGATAAGATGAAGAAAGCCAAGACCATTCTCAATGATCTCGGCATCCCATCGGACGGCTCTGCTTCCGATGAACAAATCCAGCAAGCGTTGGACTCAATTGCTTGACACCCTCCAGTCCCCCCTCGACAGTTGCTACGGCTGTCGGGGGGGTTTTTTTAGGAAACAACTATGCGATTTCAAGATGTGAAAGATGACGGTAAACCCGTCTACGTGCGAATCTACGACAACGACAACCGATCCAATGAACGAAGCCCGATCAAGCGTGGCAAGTTCACGATGGACGGCAAGTCGTACGCTTTTGGTCTGTGGCAAGAAGACGGCAAGCTGTCTGGACGGCTGCAAATTGACACAGACCCACCAAAGCCCAAGGAGCAGGAAGCTCCGCAGCAAGAAAAAACAGGACAACCTGTCAACGACTCAGACATCCCGTTCTGAGTTTGATATCGTCCTGAGCCTTTCTCCTTTTTGGCTGCGCCAGGTGCTCCCGCTTGGTGCAGTTTTGCCCCTGATAAGGTCCGCAACGTGCGGCGGGGGCGACATTCAATACTCGCTTTATGCAAGAGTTTTCGAGCCCGTTTATCTCTTCTCAAAAAACGGGCGCAAACGGATCGTATCGCCGCGGACTCGCAACCCGTAGATCCAGCCTAGTGCGGCTTGTTTGCAGCAACTTGTCTACCAATCCTCCCTTTTCCGTAGCCACTGGCAGGGAGGTGGGCGGGAGACAAGCCGAGTGCAAACGAGTGAGCTAGGGGCATGAGGCAGCGGGTAGGTACTTACCGCCCTATACGGGCGTTGCGCGCAGGAGAAACGAAATGGCAGAAATAATTCACCTCACATCCGAAGAGCTTGCACGACTGACGGTCTGCGAGAACGCAATCCGAGATGGCATGGAAAGTGTCGAAGCGGCAATGTCAGCTCTTCAAGAGATCCGAGACAACCGTCTGTACCGGCAGGAATACAAAACGTTTGAGGCGTACTGCCGCAACCGGTGGAACATGGGCGCCAACTACGCACACAAGATGATTTCAGCTCTTGAGGTCAAAGACGTTGTGCCAGTCAAGAATGAGCGACAGGCCCGTGAGCTTTCGACACTGGACGCAGAAGAGCGGGTCGAGGTGTGGGATCGGGCAACAGAAGACGCAGGTGGTGAAGACAAGATCACCGCGAAGGTTTTGTCCGAGGCGGTCAAGAAGTTCAAAAGGGATCGTGACCCTGAGTCAGTCGGGCCGACAACCGAAGGCTTTGACAAAGTGGATGAGGCTTTCCGAAAGCTCAAAGTCGAAATCAAAGCTCTGTTTGAAACAGACGCTGCGTCGTTCGTAGACAAGAAGGGTGTCGATGAAATCTTCAAAGACTTCCGCAGACTGATGCACGAAGGCACGCCGTACGGACGCTGCCCCGCATGTGATGGCACGGGTGGAAGCCCAGACCAAGGACCATGCGAGCTGTGTCAGGGACGTGGCTGGGTGTCTCTGGGCAAGAAGAAACTCTTTGACGAAGCCTGGAGTGGGATCTAATGCTACGCACATATCAGCAGGACGCTATCTACGGTGTAGACCAAACTCATTCGTCGGGCAAGAAATCTCTCGTTGTGATGGCTACGGGCACGGGCAAGACTCACGTGTTCGTGCACTACATGGCAAAGATGCGTGGAAGGACGATGATCGTCGCCAACCGCGAAGAGCTCGTGCAGCAAGCGATGAAGAAAGTCAGCGAGGTCGGAGTGCCTTGCGATGTGGAGCAGGCTAACTATTGGGCAGACGAAGCAAACTTGCACGGGCACGCCCAGTGCGTGGTGGCTTCGATTCAATCGCTCAACGCCAAGTGGCGACCACGTTGGGGCGATGCAAAGAAGCGAATGCACCGATTCAACTGGAGCCAGTTTGACCTGCTGGTTATCGACGAAGCCCACCATGCGGTCAGCAAGTCTTACTTGGACTTGATTCAGCTGGCGACCAGTCAGAATCCAAACATCAAGGTGTTGGGCGTGACAGCTACCCCAGACCGACTAGACAAACGTGGCATGGGCACGGTGTTTGACGAGGTGTCCTACCGCTACGAGATGGACAAGGCGATCAATGACGCGTGGCTAGTCCCGATTACCCAAACCATGATTCACGTTGAAAGCTTGGACTTCAGCTCTGTGCGTACTACCGCAGGAGACTTCAACGTCGGAGAGCTGGCAAAGCTAATGGAATACGAGAAGCACCTGCAATCCGTAGCTGTGCCTACGGTCGAGCAGGCCGGTGACGGTCGGGCAGTCCTGTTTGCCACCAGCGTCAATCAAGCCGAACGAATAGCTGAAATCATCAACCGCATGAGGCCAGGAAAGGCGATCACTGTTGACGGCAAGACAGACAAGGCGGAGAGAAAGAGAATATTTGAAGCGTTTGCCAACGGGGACTACCAGTTTCTTTGCAACTGTCAGGTCGCAACTGAGGGCTGGGATTGCCCAGAGGTTGAGCTGGTAGCTATCGCAAGGCCAACTAAGAGCCGTGCTCTGTATACGCAGATGGTCGGTCGGGGCACTAGACCCTTGCCGGAGGTGTTCCAAGGTACAGAGAACGCTGAGGGACGAAAGCAAAGGATCAGAGCTTCACGCAAAAGCCAGTGCCATGTGCTTGACTTTGTGGGCAACAGTGGTCATCACCACTTGATTTGCACAGCTGACATCCTCGCTGGCGACAATGAGGTGGTTGCCACGAGGGTGCGACACCGTATCGAGCGGGGAGAAGAGAAAGAAGTGCAGGAGATGGTCGCTGAGGAGCAGATCAGGCTCTCTGAGGAGCGAAAGGAGTTTGAACGGAAACGCCGTGAAGGACTCGTCGCTGATGTGTCGTACAGTACCCGCACCGTTGACCCGTTCAACCTGTTGGCGGTCAAACCTAAGAGGTCAAACCAGTGGACAAACAACAATCCGATCACGCCTGCCCAAGAGAGTGTGCTGGTCCGAGCGGGGATCGAGCCCCACGAGTACGAGCCCGTGCAGCAACGTCAGATTCTGGAGCAAATATGGAAGCGTCGAAAAAAGGGGCTGTGCACCCTAAAGCAGATCAAGATGCTCGCCCGTCTTGGTGTCCCTATTGCGGAGGCCAAGAAGATGCGCTTCGAGCAAGCCTCGGCAAGGATCGACTCCATCAGGAATGTCTCTTCGACGGCGTAGGGCTGGTCGGTCTAAACAGGTACATTCGCCAGCACTGGGCTACCAGACGCAAGGAAAAGGAAGAGTGGGGTGAGCGATTCTTGCGCCTTGCCCCAGTCTCTGCTCCCATTGACATTCACGTAGAGCGGATCTACGGGGGTCGAGGCAAACCTATGGACCCTGACAACCTTGTAGGCGGTGTGAAGCCTCTGCTTGACGGAATGGTCAAAGCGAAAATTATTCCCGACGACAACCCTGACCAGATTAGGCTATATGTATCGCAGGTCAAAGGCGACTCGAATGCTGTAAGAGTCACCGTGGTTGGTACGCCAGTAGCAGAGTAGGTAGATATGTCGTTTATTGATATTACAACAGGGATTGATTGCACCGACATGCGGTCCACTGGGCCAGACACCGCCACTGGAAACACTAGCACAGGCGTTGTGGCCGTGGAGGTGCAAGCAAAAACCGGAGACACTTATTTGATCTCAATTGTTGAGATTGACGGAGGCAAGCAGCCGCGTTTTATCCCATACCTAGACGATGAAACTGCAACCCTGGGTGCTTACAGCCAGATAACTCACTTGCGAATGTATCAATCCTCAGCCCAGTCAGCGTACACAGGCGAGATTTTGGATATAGCTCAGTTGAAGCCAGAAGCCAGTGCAGCTTTGACTGACATGGCTGATGTGACTTACAACGAAATCAATGACACCGCAAACGTCAGCTGGACATCCACGACCAACCAGCAGCCAAACGGATTGAACGACATTTTGGATAGGAAGAGCTTTTACGTCTTTGCTACTTCTACAACATTTGAAATGTTTGCTCGGTTTTCGACAGAAGCTGCACGTGACATTTTGAAGAAGAAGTGTCACTTTTGGGTCTGCCCTAAATTTGACGACATAGTCGGTGTTGTAAGTTTGGGTTTTGAAACAGACAACGCATCTGACGCGAACCACAAACCATACGTCAGGCTTTTTGGGCGGTACACCACAAGAAACCGAGAGAACGGGGTTCGATCACGAAGGTTTGGTGTCCGATGACAGAAATCACCGTTGCAGATTCAGAGTTTGAAGACACCACGATTCTACAAAGCTCACCGACCAGCAATTACGTCAACACGACGTTGCTGACCTTTGGACGAAGCAGTGGAAATCGCAACCACGTCATTATTCAATTAGATTTAGCTAAACGACCAAGGTTTATACCGAATCTGGGTAGTGAAACTGGGTATGTGGGGGAAGCCGGTTACACAAAAGAGTCCGCTTTTTCGACAAGGACGCAGCTTTTTGTCAACGAGGGTTTGGGATACATAAGTCAGATAAAGCCATCCATTACGGTAGACATGGCAGGCGTGACCTACAACAAAGCAAACTCAGGTTTGAATTGGACCACTTCGGGGGGACTTGACGACATCGTTGACGAGCCGTTTGTTGACTTCACGTTCAATCAGACTTCAGCAAACCAAGATTTTGATCTACCATTTTCAGGTCGGCATGCCAGGCGTGCAATGTTCGGCAAAATCAACCTGATTTACCATAACAACGACTCAAATGACATTCTTGCTTTGTTTGGCTCGCAAGAGACAGGCGGGGTTGGCAATGCAGATGTAATTCTCAGGGGTCGTTATGCTACCCGTAACCGTGAAAACCCAATCCGATCACGGAGATTTGGAGTCCGCTAATGAGCGAAGAGCAAAACATCGAACAAACTGATTCAATCCTTTCTGATACCTCTGCTGACTGGCGATCAGGTCTACCCCAAGACATTGCTGACCACAGTGCCATCAAGGACATCAAAAGCGTGGAAGACCTCGCTAAATCCACGATCAACGCTCAGCAAATGCTGGGTGGTCGTGTAGCTATCCCGTCTTCAGATGCACCCAAAGAGGAATGGGACAGCTTCTACGGGAAGATCGGCAGACCCGAAGAAATTGGAGGATACGAAACTCCCCAAGAAAATATGCCGCAAGAGCTCACCCCTGAGTTTGACCAAGCTTTGAAGGTTGAAGCACACCGTCTTGGTTTGACAAAAGGCCAGTACGCAGGCTTGGCAAGGTATATGTCCCAGACCGCCCATGCGACGGCTGAAGGGCAGAACAACATGGCTTCCGAACGCAAAACGGAGTCTGAAAAAATTCTTCGGGAGCGGTTTGGTGCGGCTTACGATCAGAACATTGGACTGGCACGTAGTGCACTGCAACGCTTTGGCGGAGAAGAGCTTGTGAAAGCCCTAGCTGCCTCTGGATACGACAACGATCCTGCAATGGTCGAGGCTTTCGCACGCATCGGTCGAGCAGTGTCTGAAGATGAAGTCATCGGTGGCGGTGGGCGTCAGTCCTTTGTCATGGCTCCTGATGAGGCCAAACGAGAGATCGACAACCTGATGACAGATCCTGAATTCAGAGCTGCGTACACCCAAGGCCATGCCCCTGGTCATAAAGCTGCTGTTGAAAAGATGCAGAAGTTGTACCAACTTGCTCACGGATAGACCGTATACTCCGCGAAGCAGGTAGCCTCATGGTCTGCTTGACGCGGGGAAAGACCCGAAGCACCGCCTTCCACCGGTAGGCAGTGTCCGCATGTTGCGGGTAGCACTCCGATCTGATTTATTTCTCTTTCAGGAGTAACCCCGTGAGCACACAAATCACGACCGCTTTTGTTGAGCAGTATCGGAACAACGTCGAGCTGCTCGTCCAACAGCGTGGCTCCAAACTCCGTGACGTGGTAAATGTTGACAACGCAGTTGTCGGCAAGACCAAGTTCACCGAGCAAATTGGGTCCACCGAAGCCCAGAAGAAAGTCAGCCGACATGGTGACTCTCCTCTGGTCAACACCCCGCACGCACGTCGTGCATATTCCCTCTCGGACTACGAGTGGGGCGATTTGATTGACAAGAACGACAAGGTTCGCATGTTGATCGACCCAACCTCTTCCTACGCACAGGCAGCTGCTTTTGCAATGGGTCGAGCTATGGACGATGTAATCATCGAAGCCGCTACTGGTGCTGCATTGACTGGTGTCGATGGCACTACCAGCACATCCTTGCCTGCTTCTCAACAAGTCGCAGTTGACTTTGACGACGTTCAAAGTGGTTCAGCCCACGGCTTGTCGCCACAAAAATTGCGTCAAGCCATGCAGCTTTTCCAATCAAACAACGTTCCTGACGACGAAGAGAAAATCATGGTGGTTTCCCCAATCGCCATGCAGTCTCTTTTGACTCACAAAGAAGTTGCTTCAGGTGACTTCAACACCGTTCGGGCTCTGGTCAATGGCGAAATTGACACTTACATGGGCTTCCGATTCGTTATCTCCAACCGTCTTTCTGTGACTGCCGCTGATGTTCGCAGCTGCTTCGCATTCGTCCGATCCGGCCTTGAGCTCGGAATTGGTCAGGATGTGATGGCTCGAATTGAAGAGCGTCCAGACAAGTCGTTCTCCACCTACGTCTACTACTGCATGACCATCGGTGCGACCCGTCTTGAAGAAGAAAAGGTTGTTGAAGTTCTCGTTGATGAAACTCTGGCACAAGTCCAGGCTGCTAACGCTGCAACGATCTAAGGAATTTTCCAATGGCAAATACCAATTCTTCACTTATCACAGGTGTCGGAAATCCGGCATCAATCGCAAACGTTGGCATCATGGGCGGCAAGCTTCGCTTTGCCTATGACACCTTCCGTCTGGCTTCAAACCCTTCTGACGGTGACACGTTTGCCCTCTGTCGTCTGCCTTCGGGCTGTCGTATCTCCTCGATCAAGTTGTTCAACGATGACATCGACTCCAATGGAACCGAAGAAATCGTTATCGACTTGGGCTTGGTTGAAACTGACCTGACCGGCGGTGATCCTGACTGCTTCATGGACGGGGATGACCTGTTCCAAGACGCAAACCTCACTGGCACTGAGTGCCGCTACGGGTTTGCAAAGGATCACACCACTCTCAAGCAGCAAGCTTGGGAGCTGGCTGGCAAGTCGGCTGATGATGGGAAGCAGCTTGTGCTTCTTCTCACGATCCCTACTAACTCTGCAACTCACATTGCGGACAGTGACTTCTCCTTTGAAGTTCAGTATGTGATCGACTGATTTCAGTCTCTCCTTTGCCGAGGGGGGGCTTCGGCCCCCTCACGGTTTTATGCCTTCACCGGTAGACATCGCAAACCTCGCCCTTAGCCGCCTCGGTCAAACGCGGATCGTTTCGTTCGATCAGGACGATTCACGAGCTCGTGTTATGAAGGACGTGTATCCCATTGCTAAGGACACACTTCTTCGATTGCACCCGTGGAATTTTGCACAGAAACGTGTGGCTCTGTCTCGGCTCACTGAAGCCCCAGCTTTCGGGTGGTCTTACCAGTTCCAGTTGCCCAACGACTTTTTGCGTCTTACACGCACTCAGTTGCTTTCGACTGACTTCCGTGTCGAGGGTGACAAAATCCTCGCCAACACGTCTGAGATGAAGATCATCTACACCCATCGGCTTGAAGACTCTGAAAAGTTTGACATGCTTTTTGTTGACACTCTGGCTTACATGATTGCAGCTGACACCGCGATGGAAATCACCGCAAGTAGAGAGCTGTTGCAGCAAATGAAAGTGCTGTACGAAAACTCACTCACCAAAGCACAGTTCCTTGATAGCCGAGAGTCTGCTGATCTTCAGCATGAGCCTTCACACTTCCTCGAAGCTCGACTCGCGGACGTGCCCTTCCGTGCTATTTCGGATAGCAGCCTGTGAGCCGTCGTGTCTACCAGCAGACCAGCTTCAGCACGGGGATTATTAGTCGCCGTGTAGAGGCACGGGCTGACCTCAATGTCTACAGGCAAGGTGCACGCAACATAAACAACGCGATACCGTTGAAGTCAGGGTCTGTTGCTCGCCGCATGGGGTTTGAACACCTAGCGGACTGTGTACCCCAAGAGGAAACGCCAAGGCTAATTCCATTCACATTTGCCGACGATCAGGCTTTTGTCTGCGAGTTCTACAACGACAACGGCACAAAAATTAGATTTTACAGAATGGGTGAGCTTGTTACGGACGGCGATGGCAATGTAGTCATCATTGACGCGTCAACTCCTGGCTACACAGGAACCCAGCTGCAAGAGCTAAAGTTCACACAGACCGCAGATATCCTTTACATCTTGCATCGCAAAAAGCCAGTGCACAGACTCAAAAGGGTTGAGAACGACGGATCTGAGTGGGAGTGGGAAGAGTTTGTTTACGCTGACGGACCTTACGATCCGCTGAACAGCGATGCGACGATTTTGCTGAATGCATCAGTGCCGAGTGAATCTGATACCGGATACCCAGGCGGTACACCTGGAGTTGAGGTAGGTCAGACCATCAAGATTGCCAACACAACAGGAGATCCTGTTTTCCAAGGACAAGAGGGGCGTCTGGTTGCGCTGCTCATTGCAGATGAATACGACGAGCTGAATACGCCAGCAGTAGATTCCACGCTACGTCGCGGAGTCGGACGAATTTTGTCACAGAACAACGGCACGGTTGCTTTCTGCGAAGTTACCAAAGCTTTTCCTACAGGCGGACTAAATCAAAGCACGCAAGACTGGTTTTTAGGTGGCTTCACGCTGGAGACAACAGGGTTTCCAGGGACGGCTACTTTCTTTCAGCAACGTCTGGTACTGGCTGGCACTGAAAAAGCACCCAACCGTATTTGGCTTTCAAAGACAGATGTGTTCAACGACTTCGGACCAAGTAACGCAAACGATGTGTCTACTGTTCCTGACGACGTTGCAATTGATGCAACTATTGCCGATGACCGTGTGAACAGTATTAGAGGGCTTGTGTCTGACGCTCGTGGCCTTCTTGTGTTCTGTGAGGACGGAGAGTTCCTGCTGACTGGACCTTCTGCAACCTCGGCTGTAACACCTACCAACGTGGCAGTGCTCCGACAGGGTAGCTACGGAATAAGCAAGCTTTCAGACCCTCTCATCATTGGCGATAGAGTTTTGTTTTGTGAAAACGACGGTCGGCGTGTGAGAGAGATTGGGTTCAACTTTGGAAGTGACAGGTATCAAGCAAGAGATTTGTCAGTGCTCTGCGACGAGATTGGCAACGGAATCAACGGTGCGCAGCTCACCCAGACTTGTTTTACCCGCGGCAGCTCAAACGTAGCTTGGTTCCTTCGCACCGATGGCGTCTTGTATTCTCTAACTTACGAACGGGAAGAAAACGTATACGCCTTTGCAAAGCACAACTTTGAGTGGTCTGGATCAAGATCCACTTCAGGACGGTTCTTGGGGATCACTTCTATTCCAGAGGAAAACAGAGAAGCACTGTATGCCGTCTGCAAAGAAATCGACGGCACGCTGAGCGTTCAACGCATGGCCGCTGAGTTTACATACAACAACGGCAACCAAGCAATTCGATTCCTTGACACTCACACGTACTACGACAGCGGAAGCATTGCGACTAACACAATCACAGGTTTGACAAAGTACGCAAACAAAACGATGCAGGCCATTGCAGACCGCAAGACATTTGAGATTACTTTTGACGAGCTAGGAAACGCCACTGCTCCTGTGGCAGCTAGGTTCTACACAATTGGCAATATCCCAAA